CTAGCAAATCTTGGTAACATTTAATTAATCTATGGAAGTATTGTTGATCCGTCGTCGGCTAAAGTGACAGGACTGTTATCTATGATGTTTCTAGATACAGTCTCTTTTGTGGTCAGTGTTTTCCTCACACCCAACCTACTTGACTTGTATCTGTTGGCGTTTAGTATTATTGTTATCAGTTCAGACAACAGCGCCGGTGTGGCATATGTCAGTTGATCTAGAATCTGTTGAGGTTTGATGTTGTCGATTTTTGCTTGTGACAGTATGGCGTATGCCGTTGACTCCGCCGCCGTCCTCGAGAAACCTCGTTTGACGAAGAACGCTATGGTGCTGTCGTACTCGCCCACGTTGAATTGGTATTCCGTCTCGTAGTTGGACGTGGTCAGTTTCTCTATGGTCTTGTCTAGATCGTCTTTGTCCTTGGGTGGTAGGTTTGTGTAGAATTCTGCCATTAGATGTTGTTCCTTTCCGTTACTACTTCAACATCTTGTGTCTGTCGATCAATTTTTATGTATCCTTCCGTCACAAGTTTCCTCACATCTGTGATCACTTTGTTGGTGTAGACGTTTTTGATGTTGGCGGAAGATCCGGTGTATTCCACATCAGATTCTGCCACAGTCAAGCCTTTACGAGATCCTATGTCCTTGTAGTAGATCCCGGCCGCGATCTGGTCTCTGACGTTGGTGTCATTGGATACTAGATTGAATGATTCGTCTGCCGTAAGGAAGTTCACTGTGTCAAACGTTGGGCTTGTGATCACAGTCGTGTTGGCTTTGTTTTTCGCGTCTGCTGTGCCTTTCGCTGATGCCAATGCCACGCCCGCCGCCACTGCTCCAACGGAGAACTGTGTGATGGGATTGTTTATGGTTCCCGCTTGTTTGCCCACATCGAGGATACCTTTCTTGGCTATGCCTTTCAGTTCCGCTTTGACATCTTTCTTCTTGATCTTCTTGGCATTGTTGTATGTGTTTGATGCTGACAGTATGGCTCCCAGTATGTTACCCGTTCGGACATTCTTTATAACCGATCCTATGCCGTCTACCACACCGCCTGGTCCGAAAATGCTGTTGGTACCGCCTCCCAATACACTCAGAGGCGAAGGTGAGTTGTCATAGTGCACTGTGGCGAAGCCTTTTATGTCTCCCTTGTTCACTGTTCCAGTACCGTATATGACCGTCTCATACAAAATCTGCATGGTGTTTGACATCACTCCTGCACCGTCCGCCTGGTCCAGCGTGTCATGGCTGAATGATCCTATGACAGGATTGACCAATGTCATGGAAGTGAATCTCTGTTTGTGCAGGACAAATATTGTTATACCTTTTAGATATGGTTTCTTCGTCTGCTTGGGTGTGTCGAGACCAAATTTTGTTATGTTTTTCCTATCTATGCTGTCGTAATAATCGTCCTTCGTTTTGGATAGTGCGAGGTCAGATTGATGCGCGACGGGATCGGCGATGTTGTACTCGTAGTACTTCTTCCAGAACGCATTCACCGTGTCGGCGTGATCGTCGTGGAATGTTATGTTAACCGGTTCATAAGCGATACGTGTAGTCGTGTACATCTTCTTGTTGTACTGTGTCTTCTCCTCCATGCTCATGTTGTACCTGGGTAGGTCGCAACTCTTGACCAACATGTTGAGACCATACCTCTCATTGGGTGCGAACGCAGTCTCGGCCACGGTTTCATCGAGGTCAAACACCACGTGGAACAGGAACTTCTGCTTTGGCATCAACTTGTAGTTGTCGTCTATATACAGTCTCGATGCGTGTTGGTAGTCCTTCATCCCGGGTAAACCGTCCTGGAAACCTTTAAGGAAATTGTTAATGCTTGGCATATGCGTATTTATGGCCACAAAAAAAGCGCCATATAAAGGCGCTTTTGATGTTTATAATTGCTTGTTTGATTCTTACTGTCCGCCACCAGTACTTAGAGTACCGATAGTTCTCGCGACTGCCGTGCCAATTCCAGTTCCCTGAGGAGTTTGTACACAGTTGTCGTATCTGATTGACATGGTTATGGTTGCCGCTTCTGACGTGTTGTATGCCAGGGTGTTGTAGTTCACGTTCTCAACGTATGCACCATACAACTCAAATGTTTCTAACACGTTTGGTGCGCTCGCTCCATTACCACCGTCCAGCATCTCGATCCTAGTTGTGAACTTGTAGTCGATTCCTGATGCCGCACTTGACTGTTCGAAGAAGTCGAACTGTTTCTGGATCTGCTCACCAACCAGTTTTGTAACTGAGTTGTTGACATCATCCCTTAGAGTGATTGTGATCGGTTCCCAGGTGTGTTTGCCCGCTACGTATACCCTTGAGTTGTACACGTCTAGTGTAACGTTGTCAAAGGTAAGGTTGGGTCTCGTGATGTCTACTACCTGTTTTGTTAGTTCTGATCTCGGTGTTGATACTCCAAAATTCTCCAGGATCGCTCTGAAACGATACTGTAGTTTTGGCATCAATAAACCCTGTGATGCTGAACTCTGATCGTTTGCTAAAGGTACTGTGAATTTTGATAAAGTTGATATTGCCATCTGTTTCTCCTATTTATTCAAAATTAGTTCCCCAATTTTGCGATTTCTCCTGTGTTTTTGATTCTCAACGGTATGTAGATAAACTCAACCGACTTCACTGGTTCGATCGCTATGTCCACGTACAGTTCGTTCCTGTCGATCCTCGTAGGTGTGTTGTTTGTATCATCACATACTACTAGGAAGTCGTATAACGCTCTCTGACCAACTAGCTCTAACAAGAATGATTCGATCGCGCCTTTGATCTCGTTCCTTGTCAGCTCATCATTTGGTTCAAATATGAAAGGTTTGGCTATTGCATCCAGTTGTGATCTCAGATACACTGCCAATCTTGAAACGTTGATCCTGTCCAATGCTGAACTCGCCGATGTCTTGGTCAAGTTACCAAAGTTCACGATACCAGCACCTGAGAAGAAAGTTATTGGATTAACTTTTACTTCGTGCATACTATCTCTCACTGACTCCGTAACAGATATTGTTTGGAATTCACCACTTGCTGAGTCAATGTAACCTACTGAAGTTGCATTGTCCACAACACCTCTTCTAGTTCCTGATGGTGCGAACCATGGGAAAGCGATGTTGTCGTTGTTGGCCAGTGTCCTCATCATCATGTGTGATGCTGGAACAACGATTGATTTGCCTGTGTTGTCTGTGGTTAGACCTGATGGGTAAAACACACCAAGGTAATCACTTGAACTTACAAGTCCAACCTCGCCGTTGTCCAGTGCTGATGCTGTGTTGTTTGCCCAGTTCTGTATCGCTGTGGATGTGCCCGCTAATCTTAGAGGTGTGTCGCCTATCACGAACGCAGTGTTGTTCCTGTCTGTGTTCAGGTTGATCATGTTCTGTATAACTTCTGGATATCCAGGACAAGCGATCACGTTGTAACCTCTTTGGTCTTCCCTGATTGCTTGGTTAGTGTCTATCTCAGATTTCAATTGCTCAACGATCACTTTTCTCTGTGCTTTTCTTCCGAAAGAACCAGAACCGTCCGCATTGTTGCTGGATTTGGTCACCCATCTGTCTGGGTAGTATGTTGACACAGATTCATTGCTGTATCTGATGTTACCCAAACCAGTTGATCCGCTTCCTGGGTACTTGGTCGTTGTGATGTAACTGTTCTTGTACTCCTTGACGTTGTAACCAGATCTCCTAGTGTTCCATAACAAGATACCCTGTGGGTAGTTGTCCGGGTTTGGAGCATCTGGATCTAGGAAATCATCGCTCAATAAGTTCTTGATTGTTGATGGTGTTCCCGCCGCGGTCGATGTGCCCGCCGCTTTGTCAGTTGAAGTGTGCCATCTGGCGTCCGCGAAAACTATACCGTCCTCTGTGGTCTGGTCCGCTTTATCAACTAGAACCCAAGCCGCGCCCGAAGTGGTGACTGCCACTTGGTTGGCTGTGTTGCTTGAACTCAGTGTCGCCGCTGTGTTGTATTTGTAAAGTTTTGGATAGTTCTCAAGGTCGCTTGTGTCAATCCATAAGTCATTGTCAACTAGAGCAGTACCATCTGACTGTGTGGTTGGTGCTGTCGCTGAGAACTGTGGACCATTTGGATCGGTCGAGCTGTAAACCTGAGCGTAGCCTTTCCATGTTGTTCCATTGTGCGTCATGATGTCCGCGACATCTATGTTAGAGTCATACCACAACGTGCCATCTGCTGGCTCATTTGTTGGTGAACTGGTTGAAGCGACGTAGCTCAATCTCTTCCAGTTACTAGCCACAACAGCAGTGTTCGCCGATGAATCTAATGATTCTCCTGTTGGAGCTTCGTATAAATTATCGATCAGTGTTGAACTGTTCGCTGTGTATGTTCCGTATTCATGTGCAGTTGAGGTGCTAAACCCAGCATCTGCCAGTGGAGTTCCCAATGTGTCAAACATCCTGAAGTCACCGCCTAGTGCGTGTGTCATCCTGATCTCACCTGTTGTCAGTTTGGTTGCGCTGACGTTGGTCAGTCCAGCACCATTCACTGCCGCGATGAAATCATCAGCACCTGTTCCGCCGAGTGTTATCTCAACAGCAGTGGCCAATGCTTCTTGGTTCTTCTTTGATTCCTGGATCTTGAACTTGTCTCCACTTGTGAAACTTGGTGTGGCGTTGTTGCTTGTGATAACTGTGGCACCGCCCTCATATCTGAACAGTTGGAAGTCACCCACGTTTGGAGTGGTGTCGGCGGCATCTCCCGCTGTCATCGACTCTTCTGTGATGTTGTATTGCGTGTAAAGTGTTCCTACTGTTAGGCCTGTTCCGCCATTCGCTGGATCTAGGTTGTAGATCGCTGAGTGGTTTGTGGCATACAATGGAGCCGCAACTGCCGAGAAGCTCGCACTCGACGTGCTGTAGATTTTGGCAACAATGTTTGCACCACTGTTAGCAGAGGTTGTCTTGAACCAAACTGATCCGTTTGGTCTTGGTGTGCTGTCCGCTGTTTTCCATGTGGGC